TCCCATACCCATAGGTTACCATCTACTCCTCTCCTTTCTAAAGGTTCTTTCTCATATGTTTTTTCATAAAATAGCATATCATCTGGTTCAAATACTGTATCACCAGATGCTAGGAAGTCACAATCGCATTCTTGGCCAGCCATACGAGGTCCTAAATCAGCATCTTGTTGTTCTCTCCATTCTTGGTTTCTTTCAGGATGTACTGTCCAAGGTAATCTAATAGATAAAAAAGAATTTTCTCCTGATATAGCTTTTTCCCAGGTTAAATGAAACCAGTTACCAATACCGTTAGGTGTTGATAAAGCCATACATTGACCACCGGTTGCTAGTGTTTGTTGAGCAGCAGTAAATGTCTCTTCAATATTATCTATAAAAGCTGCTTCATCTATTAATAGCAATGATACTGCTTCTGATCTTGCTGCATCAGCATTAGAAGATTTAGCTTGTACCTTTGATCCATTTTTTAATCTTAATGATAGTTTATTTTTTTCTACCGCAGGTAGTTTTAACCACTTAGGTAATTGGTCATACATAAAGATAACTTTAGTAACTAAGTTTCTAGCTGTTGCTTGAGTAGTTGCTAATGCTAATACGTTTTTATCTTTATGAAATAACATCAACCATAAAGAGTATGCTGATGCTAAAGTAGATATACCTAGCTGTCTTGATTTAAGAGTAATTACGTATTGATTATCTTTAAATAAATGTAATACTTTTTCTTGAAAAGGGTATAAGTTAAATAAGATTCTACCTCGCGTAGGATGCTGTATATAACAGTACTTACGCATAAAGTAGATAGGATCTTTAGCACATTTAATATACTCTTGCGCTATTATCTTTTTTATATTCTGTGACATAACTCATTTTATATTTTTAATCTAGGTATCAAGTCTGAAGGATTGGCTACTTTAATTTCTTTTCCAATAGCATCTACAAAGCTATCTTTATCGTAATATTTAAAATTACCATTTGGGTCAGATATCATAAATGCATCGAATCCATGCTCTTTATAGTAAGCTCTTCCTAATTTTTTAGCTAAATCTAAAATAAATTGTTTAGCATTAAACTCTCCATTACCTATGTAACTAGCAGTATCGAAGTTTAAAGGTGCATAACTGCTATCTAATACTTTATCTATTCCGGAAATAATAGTAGTTTCATCAATTCCCATACTAGAAGCTTGTTTTACTACATCTGCTATTTTATATGGCCAAGCGGATTTGCTATAATTTTTTAATGTTTCTTTTTGTTCGTCATCTAATTTTAAATTATCAACGAACTTATCAACTTTAGGTTTAACTCCTTTAGTCCAATCACCTCTTGCTACCCCTGTAGGTGCTACTATTGCTCCGGTATTACCAGTTCGAGATTTCAATTCTACTTCTTCATTTCCTATTAATAAATCTCCTTTAGTTTTAGCTTTAGAAATATTTTTAAAAAATACTGATAAAAAAGCTTCTCCTGGTCCCATCGATACAGTTCCTTGTATAGAGTCTTTCATATCTGAATATAATGATTTTAATTCATCAGTCTCAAAGCCGGGTATTTGAGTGTAATAATTGTCTCCTTCAGAATTGAAAACTGGAGGATTAGATGATAGTTTTGCAAATTCACCTGTTTTACCTATATCGGAAAGTAGTGATTGAAAATAAAGAATATCTTTTCTACTTAAATTTTTTGATTCTAAATAACTTTTCATTGAATCACCATATCCTACATTTTTAGCATACTTCATTACCCGTTTGAGTACAGTAGAATCGCTTGTATTATTAATTATACTTACTAAATTTTTCTTAAGATCTTCTATATCAACATCTTCTTGTTCAGTAAGTTCATAAATTAAGTTATCTAGTATAGCTTTATCTTTAGGGTTACTTACATCAGGTGTTCCTGATTTAGTTCTCCATGCCCACTCAGTATATAATTTATCTATTACGTTCATTATGCTTCTGGTTCTTCTGCTGGTTCTTCGAAATCTATTGGTTCCCCTGTTAGGTCTGCTCCACCTTCTTCTCCTGGTTCGTCTAAGTCTGAACCTGCTCCTGTTCCTGCATCTGCTCCAGGAAACTCTCCTCCACCAGTATCAGCAGAATCAAAATCTTCAGGTGCTCCTTCTCCTTCTTCTCCTCCTGGTTTAAAAGGTGCTTGTTGGTATAGAAGTGTAAGTTTATCTAAAGCTTGTTGATAATCACTTATTTTATTTATATAATATCTTTTGCCCATTATTTGAGCTTCAAATCCATCTCCTAACCATTTAAGAATATAGTCTTGACCATTCTTTAAATTAATTCTAAAGGTACTAGGTCTTGGTGAAACCCAATCTATAGACTCTACAAAGTCTTTAAAGTCTTCAGTTTGTAATTTTACAATAGCAGATTTAATTGTAGGAAACTTATTTAATATAATATCAGTACTATCTTCTAATACTGTATCTTTTGGAGCATCTATATCAGGTTCTTCTTCTGGCTCTGGTTCTTGTTCTTTCATTAAAACATTAAGGTTTTCAAATAGTAACTTATTTACTCCTTCTTCTAGTGATCTAGTTGTTTTAAATATATCGTATTGTTCAGGTCTTTCTGTTCTTAAATATCTTTGTAACTTTCTAAAATTGGTTTTAATTAATTCGAATAATTCTCTAGCTGCTTTATCAGTTCTAATTTCTTCGACTCTCATTAAATTTTTTATATCATCAATTATTTCATCATAATCAAAATATAATTTTCTAAATGAAGGTAGTTTTAAAATTTTATGACTTACAGAACCAGTTCTTTTATTTTCACCATCAAATTTAAAATATGTATCTAAATCTCTACTAAAGAAATCTTTTGGATGTATTTTACCGTATCTTTTTTCTATGCTTCTTTTATACCTTGCAGGAAGTTCTTGAGCTTTATATGGTCCCGGGGCATCTTGTTCACTGATTACTTCTGAGTATGCCTGTAATACTATATTTTCTAAATCTTTTTTGTTCATGTTATTTCATATCCTTTAAAGTTGCTTTAATTGCAGCATGAAAATCTCCAAAAAACATAGATGCTTCTTTAATAGCACCTTCTTCTAATGCTTCAATAGCATTATATAAATGTTTATTCTCACTGTGATAATTTACGTCTTCGAATGAACTATATAACTTCTTTAACTTGTCTACAGAGGAACGTACATTAGCTTTTAAACCAGCTTTTAACATTCCTATATAATCAAAGTTGTTAGAGTACATATCTCCTAATCTATACTTTTTTACGTTTTCATTAACTGTAGTTTGTCTTTTCATATCTCCAAACTCCTGTGCTACATGTACTGCTGCTCTTGCGAACTCTTTAACTTTATTACCAGGTATTTGAATATAATCAAATCCAACTCCTTTAAGTTTACGAGCTGTTATTTGTAATGCTGGTCCGTCATGTCCTACACCTGGAGCGAATCTTTTGAACTGTAGTCCATCATCGTCATATAGCTCAGTACCTTCTTGCATATAATCTTTTTCAGCGGCTCTACGTTTCGTATAGTCTGTATCTGCATCCGGAATACTATGTAGTTTATTATACCAAGCTTCGAATTCTGGATCTCTTTCTAGGTTAGCAGTTAGCTCAGGTGATAAAGAATCTAATCCGTTATCGTCAACTTGCAGTACTGCTTTTTCTGCTTCACTTGGATCTTTAACATATTTTAAGATAATGTCACGTAAAGCATCCATACTCTCATCATCAAATACTGTCGGCTGTCCTACATTTTTATCTTTTTTATCTTTAACCCCGTAAGCTTTTTTAACAGCATCTCCATAAGCTTTTATAGATTTATCATCCCACTCATTTATATAATCTTTTAAACTTTCTATACTTATCATATATTCATCAGCTATACCTCCTATTACTTCAGCAGCTTCTTCTCTTTCACTAAACCCTGATTCGTTAGCTCTATCTTGGATAATACCTTTGATCATACCCATATCACCTCTACCTTCGGTAACGTTAGGATCTAGCTGCTGTCCTTTATTTTTACCTGCGACTGCTTTGTCTAAATGCTTTTCTAATTCTTTCTTTTTAGAAGTTAAATCTTTTAATTGAGATACTACTGATTTATCGCCTGCTTTATATTGTTTTGCTAATTCTTTCATTTTAGTAACAAGCTGACCGTGTGCTTTTTGTAGTTTATTTATTGAATGTTTACCTTCTGTTGTTTCATTAGGGTAGTTATCATCATCTAAATCATCATACTCACCATCTTCTAAATTATCAACAAACTTACCTAATGTAACATTATACCTATTAGCTGAGTAAGCTACATTAAAGACTCCATATCCGTCTAATCTAGATAATTCATTAGGAAAATACTGTCTAACTAACTCTCTAGCTTCTTCTGCTTTTTCTTCTAATTCATCAACTATATTACGAAGTTCTATAACAGCATTGTCTTGCTCGGAATTTTCTTCCATAGTACCTGCTCCTTGAGAAGAATCTTCTCCTCCATAGTCCCAATCCCCTTCTATGCCTTTGCCAGGTTTTTGTTTAGGTGGATATGGAAAAGCTTCGTTTTTTTTATTAGCTTTTTCTTTAGCTATTAAATATTGAATTTTTTTAATCATTTCTTTTTCAGGATGATTATCTAATCTGTCTTTTTCTTCAGCGTCTCTAAATTCTTGATCTGTCATTTCTCCTACTTTTTTAACTCTTTCTGCTTCTCCTAAAGCAGTATTAACGGTTTTAAAATACTTTTGTAGTTGATCTTTTACAACATCAACATTAATAATAGCTTCTCCTGACTGCTGTACTCCAACATCTGAGATTTCTCTATCATAAGAAGAATCTTTTAAGTAAAGGGTATCTCCTACTATATAAAAAGCATAAACATTTTCATTATCATTTTTAAAACCTACATGTACATCGAATGTATTAGGTTTTATTCTTTTAACTCTAGCTGAGGATATATTTTCTCCTTCTCCTTGAAGTGCTAAGACTGTTGCTTTGCCTACCGATGCTGCAATCTTAGCTGTTTCGTTTTGATCAAATGAAGAACCTTCTTGTTCGTTAGTTTCTAAATCTTTAGGTTCTACTAAATCTACATTAACTCCTTTGTCTGCAAGTTTTTCTGCTTCTCCAGAATCAGCTGTTCTAACAGTTCCTTCTGCTTCTACTAACTGTTTCTGTAAGGATTCTTTCAATACTTTAAGTTTTTTAGTAGTTTCAGTAAGTTTAGCTTTACTTTTAGTTTTATAAGAACCGTCAGCTATGCATTTAAGTGAAAATTCACATTTAGCCAAGCGATTCTTTATTTCTTGGTAGGTCATTTGATATTTCTTTTATATACGTATATAAATAAATAGATTATTCTTCCCAAATAACATTCTTAAACTTTTCTGGTGATAATCCGAAAAAATCTGTTCTCCATTTGGTTTGCTCAAAGAAGTCTAAATATAACCATTCGCTTTTTCTATTCCATAATAAATTTGCTATATCATCCCAATCTTTATGGATAACGAACTCTTCTAATTCTAATTTTTTTTCTTGTACTGCTTCATACTCAAATGAATCCCATTCGTAATGAAATACTTCAAAAACTGCATCTTCAGATACATAATCTATAGAAATATCTATTCCCCATTTTGGTTTCATTTTAATTACTTTGTATAACATAGGATTAGTAACAGCAAATTTTTCTAATTGTAGTTTAGCTGTTCCGTTAAATCCTTTTCTTTCAAATATATCTGAGTGATTAATATGAGCTTTATTTCTTTTATCTGAGATTATCCAATCTTGTCTCAGGCAATCTTCATGTCTTCTTTCAATAGGATCATAACCATTGGTAATTAAAAAAGCTTGTTCTGCTTTAGTTAAATGATAACCGTTTTGATCGAATAAATCTACACATTTAGGATTACGTAAAACATCTACATCTAAAGTAGGTTCAGTATAATAACCTTGCCTATTAAAGTTAGTGTTTGCTACTTTCATTTTTTCTTACCACCTTTCATATTTGCACACCAGTGATACATTTTACCTTTCTCACCGCCGTATTTTTTAGCTTTAGCTCTTAATGAAGATACTGAACCTTTACAAGACGCTCCAGACTTTTTAACACGACCGGGTTTTGACTTACCTTTTTTCTTTCCATCTTTGAAGTTTTCGGCAGCAAGAATTTCTCCTATCATTTGTGCTAATGTAAGTCTAGTCATTTTCTTTTAGCTAATTCTCTTTTTATAATATTCTTTTTTTTACTATAAGCATCACTTTCGTACATTTTTTTTAATTCTTCAGTAGAGGTATTGCTAGGTGTATAATGTTTCCAAGTAAACTTATTAGTCATTCTACCTCTGATATCTCTTGCATACTCTTTAGTACTAGGTTTAAGTTTAGCTGGCATTATGTTTTATTTTTTATAATGTTTTCAGCTACAGCATCAGCTTGATCTAAATATGGAGCTACTTTATCATATTTAATATACCTTACTCCATTAAAATCTTTAAAATTTGTTTTATCTTTTTCTACTGATGTTAGCCCACGTGATGAGTCTTTTGATGAATCTGTATATTTTAATAAATCATCATCTAAATCTAAAAATGAAATAATAGATACTAGTGTAGCGGCGGCGGCTGTTAAAGGTAATGCTGAAAAGGCTGATGCTGCTCCTGTTCCTAAAACAGCCATTTTAATTAAATCTTTTGATTGATCATCTATTAATTTCTGTTGTTGAGGAGTTAATTTTTTACCTGTTTTCTTAGATGCTAAAAGTTTAAACATCTCTAAAGTTTCTCCACCTTCTTCTTTAGCTGTATTAAAAACTTTTAAAATTTTACTTTTAATATTAGCAATAGTTTCATTACCTAAGTTTTTTAAAAAGCCTAAAACGCTGATTTCATCTAAGCTGTCTTCCTTAAGAATTATATCAGTTAATTTCATCTATTTCTTTTTCCAGATTTCTCCTTTTCTACATCTAACTACTGCTCCTGAAGCATAAGCTGAAGGCCATGTATCATATTTACTTTTAGCTAGTCTAGTACATCTATCATCTTTCTCCATTAATACTTCTTTACCTTGTATTTCATGTAAAAGTCCTACTGTTAAGTTTTTTATATCTTCTACAGTCATTTCATTTACTTTTTTAAAACCAGAACCAAATGGTGCTGCTTTACCATCTTGAGGATTAGAAGTTTCATTCATATCGTACTGTTGAAGTTTATTCATTATACTATTAATTTTTTTATCTAAATCATTAAGTATTGCTCCGTAGTCATCTGCAATTGGACCTCCTTCAGGTTCTGCTTCTTGCTCCATATTTCTTAAAACATCTGCTCTTTCATCTTCTAAATCTTGTAGTTTTAGTCTTAGATCTAAAGAATCTTCATAGCTAATTCCACGTGGTTTAGAAGCTTGTTTATGTTTTGCTCTTTTCATTTTCATTGCTCTTGCTTTCATTAAAGCAGGATCATTTATATCAACCTCTTGTACTTCTTTTTGATCATCTCCTAAATCTTTTAATAGTTCAATTGCTCTTCTCAATTTAGGGTTTTTAAAGATAGCTGGCTGCTCTTTATCGTCTACAGCATCAATATACTGTAAAATTGAAAGTGCCATAGTTTTAGCATTTTTAACATCATTGTTAATTTTTGTTAAAGCCGATGTCGGTAACTCTAATTCGTTATACTGGGTAACTGGTGGAACTTTAGATCTCTGTTTATCTTTAGGGTCACTTAGTCTAGCTCCTCTTTCTCTTGCGTCTTTACTCAATGTTCCTTTGACTAAATTACCTGATTTAGTAAAGTAGTGTCCTTTTGGAGCTCCTTTAGTTTCTTTTACTTTATCAGGATTAAGAGCTACTAATCTATCTGCTTCTTTATCTCTACCGCTTCTTCTTAAGTAGTCTATATAGTTCTGATCTTTTTCTTTAGGTCCATCATCTTGCTTATTTTTACCAAAATTATTTGCAAGCCAGTTTAGTGTTTTTTCTTCTGACCAATCCCAATGGTTCATTATATAGTCAACTAGCTCTTGCCCTTTAATTTCTCTTTCATTTCCTTCGCCTTCTTGCTTTAGTGCATTACCTGCTTTTTTAGCATCTTTATATGCATTAGAGTTTTTATGAGAAGATTTCTTTCCTGCTTTTTTCTTAGCATTTATATTAGCCCAAAGGCCTTCTTTTTTTACTGTTGCTTTTTTTGTATTTTTCACGACTGTTTTTCCTTTAGCTCCTGCTTTCTTTTTCTTAGCAGCAGTAGCGGCTCTTTGGCCTTTTGTTAAACTTTGTGCTTTTGCCTTTGGTAAACACCTGTCAGGGTTTTTTTTATTTTTAGATGTACCACAAGGGCCTGCTATTTTTCCAGAAGAAGAAATACGAACCCATTTTTCTTTTTTAAACCAATCCCTGAGAGATTCTAAAGTTAACTGATGTATCTGTTTATTGTTAATCATAGTGCCTTATGCATAAATATCATGTTGATAATTATTGTTGCTAGTATACCAAATACTACCCATAAGGCTTTATTTACTCCATCCTTCCATCTTTTCATTGATTCTATCTCTAACATCTTGTTATCAAATTCTTTTTGATTACCTTCAAGTTGTTTTCTAAATAGAGTATTTTGGTTAGTTTTAACGATTACACCGTCTTCAGGATTGAGTAGAGTATATTTAAGTTCAGACATATCTTCTTTCATATCCTTAACATCCTCAATTAGAGCTTTTAACTCTCCATTAGGCATATGTTTTTTGATATTTACTAACTCTTTTAGTACGCTTTCTAATATTTCTCTCTGTGTAGACATCGACTTGCTTTTATATAAATATATCTTTATAACTGCTTTCGTATTCTGTTAGTATAGTCTTTTAAGTCCTGTAGTATTTTCTTCTTAACTTTATTTGACATACCTCCCCAATCTTCTATATCTCCTGCTTCAGTAACAAATGAACTTTTATCATTAATTGAGTTTAAAACCCAGCTTTCTATATCACTAACAAATTCTTTAATATTACCGGTTATCATTTTTTTCTCATATTCTTCATATAATCCAGCTTTTCTTAAATCTGCTTCAAACTCTACAGTACAGGGGTCAAAACAAAAGCCATGAATCTTATACATTTTTTTAGCCATCCAGTGCTCTAAAGGTCCTCCACATTTTGGACAGCATAAAGGCATACGGAGTGCTTTTTTTGCAGCATCTAATTTGGTAATATTTTGCTTAATACCGTCTTTAATAGTCCACTGTTTACCTCCTTCTTCCCATAAGTCTCCTTCTTTATACTTCTTAGAAGTTTTACGGTAACCTGATTGTATTTTGGTTCCTGAGGTAAAATCTTTATTAACTATATTTCTAATTCTTTGAACATCACTTTCTTTGAAGTCTTTTTTTAAAAGTGTTTCTTTACTCATAACCTAGTGCTTTTAATTCTTTTATAACTGATGATGTATCTCCATCTTTACATCTAATTGCTATTCCTCCTTTAGCATTCCATTCATTTATATTAGATTTTTTATCATCTATTAGAATACTATTTTCATTAGCGTATCTTTGTTTATCTTTTGAGTATGCAAATATAACTTTTGGTTTAGGGTTAAGATTATTTTTTACCCATAAGTTTTTACCTAATCTAGACGTATTATCTCTAGATGGTGAAGTTAGTAAAGAGGGTCCGTATGGGCTAATAAAATTCCATAGTTCACTACCTTGCGGCATCCACCCCATGCCTACCCAAAATCTAACTCCTATTTTTGAATCAATTAAATGCCAAAACTGTTCTATACCGTATTCTCTTTCGTAGTCTTTAGGAGACTTACCTGTAAAGTGTTCGAACCTTGATTCAAAATCAGTAAGTACTCCATCCATATCGCAGTATAATTTATATGGCGGTTTTTCTTTTTGTTCCGGTATTGGATATGCTTCTAATAACTCTACTATACTTTTACTCATTATTTATTTTTTACTGAATCTTCCCAGTTTCTGAATATAATATTACCTTCTAGGTAAGCTTCTTTTTCTAATTCTAATAGATCATCTGATTCATTAGTATTTGTAGTACTTATATTACCTAATCTACCTTCTATATTTTGCTTATGATGTACCATTTCGTGAGCAAAAGATCTCATTACATCTTTAGGGTGTCTTCCTTCTACATATAATACTATTTCATTTGTATTAGGATTATAGTAGGCAGTTCTACCAAAAAAGTCTGCTGCTTCTGTGGTGTCTCTTCTTATCTTTACTTCAGGTAAAGGTCTAATATTTAGTTTTTGATCTAACATATGCTCTAATAAAGAACCAAAAAACGGTGTATAGTCAAATCTATTTCCTAAATCTTCATCGTCTTTTACTGTGATTCTAATATGATCTTGATTAAATGTTATATGTAACTTATCATCTATATCTCTTAAGTTATTAAAAGTACTTACCAGATAAGATCTATCTTTAGATTTTAATATTGATCTAGGAGCTATTGGAGCTCCAGAATTACCTTCTGTTTTAAACGTTTCAGTTATAGTTTCTTCAATCTTTCTACTTAACTGTTCCGCAACTATACTTGATTTTAACATTTTAATTATATTTAATATATCTTCTCTACTAACTTCTTTAGGAAAAAAGTCTCTAATATCATCTAAATTCCCACTTAGAATAGCATTTCTAAAATTAGTAGCTCTAACTTGTTTAGAACTATCTGTTGTTACAGCTAGTCCGTCTACATTATCTCTATTTTTAAAAGTAGTAACTCTTTTTAAGTCTACTAAATCTTCATTACCTCTTAAACCAGTTATAGCATAAAAGCTATCTTCTGGTCTTTCTTTAGCATACTTACTTGAGGCATACATAGGATTTTTTTCTCCTAATACTACTTCTATATCACCTAAGTATTTCTTATAAATATTCCATATTCTTTCAGAATCTTCTGGTGTTATTCCGTTTCTAGTATTACCTCCTATAAAGATAATTACTTTATCTATAGGTTGTAGTTTATCTCCTTTACCCTGTAAAACTTCTTCTCCTGCATCTAAATAATTATCTATGTCATAAACTTTTCCTTTATGAGAATTAGACAGTAAGTCTTTTACTACATCGAAATGACCTCTATGAGGTGGTTTAAAAGCTCCAGGATATAATGCTATCATGCTAAAAACTGTTGAACATTTTTATCTATTTCCTGAGGGGTAGAATGTTTAAGTAGTTCTTGAAAAGTAGGACTAAATAACATATCTGCTATATTGTCTAAGACTTGTTCATTTCTATTATCATTCTTTTCTTTTCTTTCTCTATATTTTTTAACAGCATCTTTTAACTTATCTGCACCTGGTCCTACTCCATTACTTTTATATGCTTTTAAAAATGCTTGTTGTAAAGCTTTGGTTTCAGATCTACTTTTATAATCATAGTCTACTCCTACTATAGCTTTCTTAAACTCTTCTTCTTCCTGTTTAGACATTTCAACAGGTTTAAAAAATGTAGAACCCTGTATACCGTTTTCTTCATTATACCTCAACAAGTAATCTTTTATTCCTTGAGGTCCGTTTTTAGCTGCTGTATCGAATGCTTCAATTTCTTTTTCGTATTTACCTCCTCTATCATTAATAAAAATCGACATATTACCGTCAGTCATTTTATAATAATCTTTAATTAACTGGTATACATTTCTCCATGTTTGAAATACAGCTACTCCAGGTACCTTTCTTTTTCTTAAAAAGTTAGATATATAAGATATCATAGGATGAGTATATACCATAACCATGTATATATCATACCCTTTATCTTTAAGGCCTTGAACCTTTTTTGGGTTAGAAGCTGTAGTGTCCCAGACGAAGCTAGTTTTTGATGTTGCTAGATCCTCTGCCTCCTTGTCCGCTAGACGAGCTCCTGCCCCCAGATTGTTGTACGCTGGATGTTCCGGATCCTCTACGTACTTGTCCGGATTGACTTGAGGAAGGGAAGATAGTCCTAGTTGAGTTAGGAGGTACGATTTGCCCACCGCTGCTCCTCCAGCCATTATTATTACCTTCGGTCGTCCTGTTGCTTCTATTATTAAGTCCGTTAATTTTATCATTATTTAAACTATTAGGATTGTTATAAATTCTTACTGGTATTTCATCGTTACCGTTTCTAATTATTTTTACTATATCATCAAGATTATTATTATAATTTCTTGGTCTGTTTCTATTAACAATTATTTTATTTTCGATATTACTATTATCACCTCTTAGTATATTAGAATTAGTTCTACTACCTCTAGGTCCATTAATATAGGCTATATTTCTTTCTCCTCTTCTGCTTGAATTCCAAGCTACATTATAACCTGTGTTGTGCCAAGGACCTTGGTACCAGTTATTCCATGGAGTATATGGTCTATTCCAACCATAGTAACTCCAAGGTCTGTTCCAACTATAAAAACTATTCCAGTTATTATATGGATAACCAAATGCCCAATCAGTCCAGAAATGATTACTGTGAAAATAAACGTCAAATCTATTATAGGGTCTCCAAATTCCTTCTAACATTGGATTACTCCAATAAAAAGAATATGGTTGATTCATTGCATACTGTGCAAAATCCCATCTAAAACTAAAATCTGTTCTTAGTTTATATTTTAATTTAGAAAAAGAGTTTATAGTATCTATCTTTACTTCTGATGGTATTTCTAAAACTACTTCAGGTCCGTAAATTGGATCGTGGTTTAAAGTTGATAATCTATATGTTGAACAACTTGTAATTAACATACAAAGTCCTAAGACTAATAGTGCTCCGATAAATTTTCCTAATTTTTCTGGTCCCCTGTTCATATTTAAAGTTTTAAAGTTGTTGGGTAACAATTATAAATAGGTTCAACTGTAGGGTTTTCTAAAGAGTATAGTTTATATATCATTTTAAATAACTCAAAATTCTTTTCTATATCGTCTACAACCCTTACTTGCCAACCTTTACCTTGGTAAACTCCTTTCTTTTTAGAAGTTGATCTGGTATGTGCTTTTAACCAGATAATACCTGTTCTGTCTATCTTTATGTTTTTAGTTTCTTCTAGTGCTTTAGCATAAGCTGCTAGTTGTAAATCATAAGACTTATGTATACTATTAGAAGTTTTTAAATCTAATAACCACGTTTCACCATCCATTTCTACTACTAAATCGGCAGTACCTGCAAATTTATATTTATCAGAATATACAAAATCTTCTGCTGAGATAGGTTTTGGATTATGGGTAATCCAAAAATCATGAAATTTTAATATCATTTCCCATACTAGTTGAGAATATTTTGCATTACCATAATCGTCCATCCATGATACTTCTTCACCTCTTATTAATTTTTCTGCAGCTTCATGTACCTGGGTACCTTCTTTACCTGCTTTTCTCATAATCAGATCGGCGTTATGCCCAACGTCCTTCATCCATGTTTCGAAGAATTTAGCTTTGGGCATATACTGGAGTATTGTAGTTACGGACGGGTAATATACTCCTTCCGATCTTTTATAAACTCTCCTATCCAGAAAGTTTATTTGTTTTAACTTTGAGTCAAAATTTAATCTATTCTTACTATTTTCTTTAAGAATATTTGTTCCTTGCTTTATCATAAATCTAATTTGTGCATCATTAGAGTACTTAAGTCTAATTCTTTTGCTGTTTGTACAAGTTCTGTAAATTGTTTAAATCCCATGTCTGAGGGATCTTTATCAGTAAGTTTAACTAAAAATACTCTTTTACCTAAACTTAATAAGTGTTCGCTTATTTGTAATGCTTTAGTTTTAGCATCAGTGTCTAAAGCTATATAAATGTCTTTGTTAGTACTTGATATAAGTTTCTTTATTAATGTGTTAGATAGGCTCTTTCCCAGTATAGGAATAGCGTTTCGTTTAATAGCTATAGCATCAAATACTCCTTCACAAAGTATAATTGGTTGATCCCAGTTAATTAGGTTTTCAAAAAATATTATGTCTTTGGAAACTTCAGGATTCCTGTACTTGTGATAGGATCCCTCATGAGTTCTTGCAATAAAATAATTGAGGTTATTCGATTCAGAATAACTTGGGATAATAATTCGTCCTCCATATTCTCCAGCTGTGCAATACCCAACGTTGTATTTAATAAAATCATTGTCGCTAAATCCTCTCTCATATAGGTACCTTTTTATTTTATTTGCTATAATAGACGTATTAGTAGCGTTACATAGAGTTTTAAATTCTTTAGGAAGTCGAACTGATTCTACTTCTCTATATTCAGTTTCTGAGCTTTTAGGTACATATCTCAGTACTTCAGTGGCTTGGTCTCTAGGTATTTTTAATTGGTAAAGTAGAGACTTAATAGTTCTACCTCTAGTTTGACATACCCAGCATTCCCAAGGATTCTGTCCTTTTTCGTTAGTTCTAAAGTTTATTTCTAGTTTAGGTTTGTGATGATTACAAAAAGGGCAGTTGAAAGCATGGTTCTCTCTAGCTCTTTTATAACTCTTACCTAAAATATTTTCTATACTACCTAGAAGAAAAGTGTAGTCCATATAGTTCGTCCATAACTTAATATATAATATAAGAAATTACTTTCGAAAGAACAACTTATTAGTTAACTATTTTTCCAATAGCTTCTTTAACTATACCACTTAATACTTCTTTTTTATCTATATCTAGATAATCATTAAGTTTTTCAGCAATAGTTTCAGAAAGAGTATTAACATCCTCTTCAGACATTACTAACTCTTTTTTAGTTACTACTTTATTGTTTTCTAATATGACTTTTGATAGTTTCATAATCGTTAATCTAATGGACCATAATCACCTCGAGACATTGCTTGTCCGAATTCTCGAGACTCTTTTGTATCAATTGAAACATAAATTGGATCTTTAGATGCACCTTTTGGCCCTATACTGTAGTAAGAGCTAATTCTGATGCTTTCTAGTTCATGACCTTCTTTTTCATGCTCATCTACTACCTTATTGACTAAAGTATAAACTTGTTTTTTCCAGTTTCCTTTTGGTTTAATCCTAGTAGTTGAAGTATTGAATATATCTGTATCGGTAGGAACATTTATATACTCTATACTGTTTGGCATTCTATCTATAGCGGATTTAAAATCTTCTAAAGTATCAGCGTTACCTAACCAGTCTTCAGAGTATTTTTCACCATTGATAGTAGAATAGTCTTCTTTAAAGCCTTCAAGTATAATACTAGACAATTTCATAATTAACAGCAGGTACAAGAACAATCACAAGGATCGCAGTTACAATTTTTACAATTACAGTTCATATTTTATAAATTTTAAGTTCCAAATCACCAGTTCCTTTTATAAGCCGATGATATGTTTCTTTTGGTATAAATAGTTTGTTTTTAGTTAATTGTTGAGGAAACTCGTTATCAAGTTGGAACTTCCAGTCAGTATTATGCGTAGATTCAATATACCTATCTTCTTTATCTCTATGCCAAACATATTCAAATGAAGGAGTATCGTGAGAAAACTCTCTCAAAACATATCCTTCTTTTTCGTTTAAAGTTTCGTTATAAGGTCTAGCCATTAATTATATTCTGATAATTTTCTTCTGCTTCATTCCAGCAAAGTACCTCAAAAAAATTATCAATATAATCACCTCTTTGGCTTTTATGTTTTAGATAGTATGCATGCTCCCACACATCCATACCTATGATAACCTTTCCTTCTTTACTCATTAATGGGTTGTCTTGATTAGGAGTAGAAGTTATTTTTAATTCCCCATCATGGTGTATTAACCAAGCCCATCCTGAGCCAAATTGACCTAATCCTGCTGCTTTAAACTTTTCTTTAAAGTCATCGTAAGAACCAAAATAGTTTTCTATTTCTTCTTTTAATTCACCAACTGGTTGTTTTTCAGGTTTTGGGGATAGTAAATTAAAGTATAAATTATGATTATATACTCCACCTGCGTTATTTCTTACAGCTGAATCATATTGATCTATGTTATCAAAAATTTCTGATAGAGGTGTAAATTTACCTTCTAGTGCTTTATTTAATTTAGTAACATAGCCTTTAAGGTGTTTATTGTGATGCTCCTCCATAGTTTCTTTATCTATATGGGGTTCTAGAGCATTATACTTATAAGGAAGTTCTAATAATTTAAATTCTTTCTGTTCGAACAATATATCTTTTAATTTCATTTTACCAGTATCCTGAGAAGTTAGAGCTACCGCCTAGAGATTTCCAGTAACGGCCTATATTACAAGACCAGTATCCTGCTTTAGTCTTATCTTTCTTTTGAGCACATTTATGTCTAGCTGCAAAGGATGCTCTTGCTCCTTTCTTTTTAAATTTAACTGAAAGACCAGTATCTCCGAATGATACTTTTTTAACGTTACCTTTTTTAGACTTGACATATACGTAGAATTTTTTACTACCGCCTCTTTTAGGTTTATTAAGTTGTACTTTTTTACCTCTGTACTCAGCTTCGGGTATGTAATCAACACTTGATTTAAGCATATCAAAACCATTATAGTCAAATGTTTCGTTTTGAATTGAAACTGCTTTTCTAAACCTTTCCATGTTTATGTTACCCCCTATAGACTCTACTAATTCTTTTACTAGATCGTAATCGACCATTTCGTCTAAAGAAGCTGCTTCATCAATTGTATCTTCGTTTTCAAACATTTCGTCGATGACACAACCGATTTCAAACAGAGGATTATATTTAGGAGAAACCATAGGTAAATCTAAAGGTACTGTCATACCATTATATTCTCCATACTCTCCTATATCAGTATTCTCTACTAAGTACTTATCTTCTTCGTTAAGCTGTATTTTTCCGTCGCTATGAGCTTCTCTTGCTTCTTTGAATAGGTTAATAAACCCTTCGCTTGAATAACGGTAGACATGCTCATGTAAAGAGAGACCATTTTTAATATGATAGCTCAATGACGGGTACCCTACTATTTCTTTTAATTTTATCATCCGTTTAAAAATTTACTTATTCTTCTCATAGCATAATCATCTCCATAGTTACCTGCCATCCAGTTGTTATGTACATAGTATATAACATCTTTTAATCTTTCTGGGTGTAATCTAATTCCTGATTTGATAATATCTTCTAATTCTTTATTAAAGTCGTCGTCATCGTTAGACATTCCTTCTTTAATATTTTCATCCATTTCTGGGTGAAATAATAGTTTTATTACCTTAGCTTCTTTTGCTACTGACTTGCCGTCTATTTCTACTTCGATAGGGTATGGTTCAAATTTATCAGCCCAGTACGCTATATCGTAACTCTTATCTTTATTATTAGTAACTAAAAGCCCTCTATTGTATTTATCTTCTTCAGCTTGAAGAACCATTTCTTTATCTATAGGTAAAATCATATCACCCATAAGCTTTATGTTACCTTCTTCGTAACCATCTCCATGGCCGTCTTCGTGTAAAATTATCTTACTTAGTTTCATTTAAAAAATCTTTTCTATAGAATTTACCTAATATATTATCATTAATATACTCTGTATCTCTTTCTAGTACTTCATTAATAAATAGCTCTTTACACTCATAATAAGTTAGTTCTTTCTTACTTTTAACAAATGATAGTATGTGTCTTTGAAAAGCCATAGGTCCATCTTTATCTAATAGCCTTTTAATTTCTAAATGGGAACCATAATAGTCTTTCCAATCTGATTCCTTAATTACCTTTTGCTTGAGGGGTACTCTTCCCTTAATTCCTTTTTTAGCTCTTTCTTCTCTCAAAGCTTCTAAGGCTCTTTTACCTAATCTTTTATTTCTTTCAAAGTATAAAACTTTTTTACCTATGTACTTTTTACCTGAGGGTTTATGAGTAACTTTATAAATAAATCCATAACTGCCTTCGGGCATATCATCAATGTGTGAAATAAATTGACCTTGATAGGTCCATGTAGGGATTGTAACCATAGTCTATAATTTAGTAAAAATTATTTAAATAAACAACTTATTCGAAACAATCTGATTCTGAACAATTTGCTATTACTGAATCTGTGGTGATAAATCCGCTTACAGTTAAAGAAGTATCTCCTATAATTTCACCGCATCCAGTAACACCAGAAGAACAGGCACCTGATTTATATTGTACTATATTTCCAACGCTAAATGAAGTTGATAAGATTGCTGTGTTACCGTAAATACATCCTTGAGTTTTAGAAACGTTAGTAATAGTACCTGTTGTACAATCCTCTACTTGCCAGTAAGGATTTCCTTTACCTGGGCCTCCTCCTCCAGCTGGGGATTTAGTAGGAGTTGGAGTTGGTGTAGCTGTAGTACTAGTAGGTGTAACAGTATTAGTAGGAGTGTAAGTAGGAGTATGCGATATAGTTGGAGTTAATGTAGGAGTATAAGTAGGAGTAACGGTTGGTGTAACAGTATTAGTTGGTGTAGGAGTTACATCACATGCAGCTACAGAATCAATATGACCTGTTCCGGTTATAGTAATATAAGCATTTTGAGGTCCAGCTCCGAATCTACCAGAGGTATCTACGTATCCGAAGTAACCTCCTCCTGTTGCTGTTGTAGTACCTTTCTTAACTAAATCATTTACTTCAGGATAGTTATCGGTTCCATTGCTAGCACCTTTAATTAAATTAACTGCATAATCATAATTTCCTGATCCAATAGCATCACAAGCAGGTGTAACATTATTATCTCCAGCGTTTAATCCAGTCCAACTTGCGTTAGATGTAAATAGAGTCATGGTAGTTGCATGTACCGATGGAGTAACAGTCGGTGTTACGGTCTTAGTAGGAGTATTAGTTGGTGTTACAGTATTAGTTGGTGTTACAGTCGATGTAGCTGTTTTGGTTGGTGTAACAGTTGGTGTTGCAGTAGGAGTATCAGATATTGTAGGAGTATTAGTTGGAGTCTCAGTTGGCGTGTTAGTTGGTGTAACAGTATTGGTTGGCGTGTTAGTTGGAGTCCTAGTTGGGGTTACGGTACTTGTAGGAGTATTAGTCGGTGTATCAGATATCGTTGGAGTATTAGAAGGAGTTATACTAGGTGTAACAGAATTAGTCGGAGTATTAGTCGGAGTATTAGTCGGAGTATCCGATATCGTTGGAGTATTAGTCGGTGTTAATGTTGGGGTATCCGATATTGTCGGTGTTACAGTACTTGTAGGAGTATTAGTTGGAGTCTCAGTTGGCGTAACGGTAGGGGTTGCGGTATTAGTTGGAGTCTCGGTTGGTGTGACAGTACTAGTTGCTGTATTAGTAGGTGTCTCAGTTGGTGTTACTGTACTTGTAGGGGTGTTAGTTGGTGTTTCAGTTGGCGTATCAGATATTGTTGGCGTAATAGTTGCTGTAGGAGTATTAGTCGGTGTATCAGATATAGTAGGAGTTACTGTAGCAGTTGTTGTAGGAGTAGGAGTTGCTGTATCAGATTTGGTTGGAGTAAGGGTTGGAGTCTCAGAAGGTGTAACTGTATTAGTAGGGGTATTGGTTGGAGTTACAGTTGATGTAGCTGTTTCAGTTGGTGTAACGGTTGGTGTTGCAGTAGGAGTATCAGATATTGTAGGTGTAACAGTCGGTGTTACAGTGTTAGTGGGAGTCTCAGAAGGAGTTACGGTGTTGGTAGGCGTATAGGTTGGGGTACC